AGGTGAATTTTTTTTCTAAATAAAGAATGAAACCTATCATAACGATCTCTTACGATACAAACAAAAAGAATATCATCAGAGTAATATGTATTTCTATTTGCCTCGTAACTAGAACCTGATTTAATTTTTTCTGTATATTTTGGATGATAGAAAAAATGCTTCCATCCATAATGAAATGGTCTTTCAAATGTAGACTTATTAGGTAACCCTGTTACATCTTTAAACACACCCATAGTGTAATTAGTCCCAGAGCATCTCTCTCCATAAATATGAAAATCTTTAATCATGTTGTTCGTTTATCTCCATGAATACATTTTAGTGTGGGAAATCTTAGGCTAGTACCACCTTCTTGATTCTTCGTTTCTTCAAAGTATTGAACAGTAATTTCTTTACCAAGAATATCTTTTGCATTCTTATAGTAATGCTGTCTTTGCTCAATAGAAAATCCACTTCCAACTTTTACAGGGAATCCTTTGTGTTCAATATACACCGCACTTAGCATATCTTCTTCACATTCCGCACCATCTTTGACATAACGAAATGGACCCATCTCAACATCAACAACCTTATACTCAGCATCATAAAAAGTTTTGACTTTTAGTAGGTCTTTACTACGCTTACCCTTGTAGGTTGTATTCTTACGAAGAATTAAACCTTCCCATCCATAATTGTCTACTTTCTTGATATAAAATTCAAGATCGTCATCACTATGAACAAAGTTTTGTTCAAGGATACTCAAGCATGGACATTCATTACCATCTAAAAGAGTATTAAGATGAGCCAATCTTTGCTCAAGTTTACGAATACTGCCCTTGGCATTAAACTCTGGATGACTTAAACAGTCAAAAATTTTATATGACGGATTCTGAATAGTATGATCCTTCTTACGAAGTTCTTTCATAATACCCTGGAAATCTTCATTGCCATCTTCGTCTAAGAGGCAAAGTTCTCCATCAAATACAACGCTATTGATTCCAAGAGCGGATATGCCATCAGCAACAACACTAAGAGTATCAAAAACTTTACCAGTCCTTGAATAAAACGTAGTGTTGCCCATACCATCAACAACAGCAATACAGCGTACACCATCCAACTTGCGACTAACATACCACTCCTTTTCTTTCCATTTTATTCCACCTTTATAATTATCTGCAAGAGCAACACTAAATTCTGGAATCAAATCTGGTACTGCTTTATTAATAATCTTATCCCCTGCTCTGGTCTTCAAGTCTTTATCAATAATGCAGAGAACAAGCTCTCTGAAATTTTCATCAAGATCGTCAATAAAACTATTTACTGCTCCAATAGCATCGTGACCAGTAAGTTTACGATTTTTTAGATCATCAAGAAGTTCAAAGAAATCACTATAAAGAACTCCACGAAGATGACTCTTCTTGTTTAGATTGGCGGAAGTTACACCATAGTTCCAGAGTGGATGATAGGTGTAAAGAAGAATCTTTTTGATAAATTCTGCTGTTGATTTTCTTGTGTCTGAAGTTTTAGCATCAAAGAAACAGTAATCTTTAATAATCTCAGTCTTATCATTTGTACTGCTTGTGTTACGAAGATCACGCACCATTGCTTCAAGATAGGCAAAATCGTAGTTCACAAAAAATACCTGTTGGTCTGTCATTCCGCTGTTCATTCCAATCTCCTCTTGTGTAGTGTTCATATCGACATTCTACACGCCAAACTTTAGTTGTCAAGCGTCAAAGTTTATTAGCCTGGGTATATTGAATCAAATTTGGTGCTGTTATTTCATAAAATTCTTCTTCATATATTCCAAGATCATCGACAAACAATTCTGTCCATTGTCTTTTTTTATGAAATTCTGGCCCTGGGCAATGAACCCCATTTAAAGCTCCAATATTTTGTGATCTAGATAAAATAGGAAGACCCATTAAAAGATTATTGTCTTTTAGAATATTATTCGTATGACCATCCCAAGAAAGATATCTTCTTGATTTTGTGATCCTATTAAATAGTTCTTCTTTTAGTACATTTTCCCAAGTCTCTCTCCATAAACCCCATCCCCAAGGACTAAACCATCTGATAGTTTTAACAGCATTTTTCATTTTATCAGAAATCGTGACATTTCCTACAAATAATGTTTTTGCATAACAAGTTAAAACCCCAACATCTTTATTTTCTCTATAGTAGTTATTGGCCCATTCAAAATATTTAAGACAGTCTCTACTTGGAACAGTATCGTCTTCAAAATGAATATGAAAATCTGTATCTGTTTCTGAAAAAGCAGTATCCAAACAAGACCATATATTTAGACTACACCCTAGTCTTCTGTAATTTATTATGACACTTTTATTGTTATGATTAAATTGCTGAGCAAATTTAATAGTCTCTTCAACTTTAGGATGTTTTAAGTTTTCACACTTAATAAGAATTTTATAGTCTTCAACTCCTGTACATTTCTCAAGAGCATCTAGAACTTGTTTTGTGTAATCTGGCCTATTGAATAGGCTTATTGATATTGTTTTCATTGTTTAGACTCTGATACGTTGTTTGTATTTTTGTAGCATTTCCGGTGTAATCCATATTTCAGAATTTGGCTTGTAATGCTACAAAGTAGGGCGTCAAGGAGTCGAACCTTGCTCTTGAACTACTTATAAGATAGTTGACTACTACCGGCAGTCGCACGCCCCAAATTTTGGGGGCTAGGAATTAGGAGTTTAATCTCTACAGAAATTTCCAAATAAATATCCTAACCCCCAATTTTATTACTGACTTACTCCATATCGAGTTTCGCCCTTACGACCAGTAGATCGAACGACACTATATCCCTCTGCTTCAAGATATGGCTTAATATCACTGATTGTTGCTCGTAGATTACCAACCCCAAACATACTATGAGCACTATCTTGGCTCAGAGTCTTGCCACGACGAAGATAATTCATAACACGATCCTGCTTTGAAACTGTAGTTGCCATATAGCAATTCTCCTTAAAAACTTAAACTTACCAATCTAATCAGAGCAACCGCTGCTCCAATGTATTATATGCCGGAATCCGGCGTTTGTCAAATTCTACTTTGGCTCATCTGGTAGCCAGAAAACCATATCATTAAGATCGTCATCCCATGCGCATTCAAGATGACCTTCTGATGCTAGTTTTGCTAGTGAAGCATTTTGAACAGTTTGAAAGATGCTGTCACAAATTTCGCCATAAATTTTTGCATTGATAATCGGATTATCGTCTTCATCAAAACCAAGGCATGAATCATTAATTATTGATTCAATCTGTTTACGAGAACAGAAAACATAAACATCGTCTGATGTTGCTTCTGGTGAAAATTCTTTAGACAAAGAGGTTGCTAGATGTTCGATGCAGCCTTCCATATCTACGACACTTACCATTTGCTCTTCGTTGTTGTCAAAATCTTCCATTGTCTTCTCCAATTGTTTAAAGATACCTTTTCCAATATAGCAGATCAACTCTAGGCTGTCAAGACCTTCTTTGGTTCTTTCTTTTTAATCTTCATAATCTTATGCTTTACCTTCCAGACTCCAGTAACAGCATCCTGCATGTCTCTACCCATATAAATGTGTGCAAATCCTGTGTTCTTTCCAATTCCCCATGCGTGAATACCTTTCTCATCTATTTTTTCTACAATAAATTTCCCTCTGTATCCCATAGATACTGGTTCCCCATTATGGAAGAAATAAGGACCGCCAGTAACTTTAATAACATCTCCTTTGTTTAGTTCTTTCCAGTTGATATTTTTAACTAATCTAGTGTTTCTTTGCTCTTTTGACTTTGCCTTGAAACTAAAATGAGCATTGCAATGTTTACAAACAAAAGCTCTTGGTCCGTTAATATTGCCGCATTTATTACAAATTTTTTGTCCGCGAGGCATTTTTAACCTTTCTGTGTGTTTGTTGTTGTATGCTCAGATTATACCAAGGTATCGTCATCTGTCAAGTCGGTACGTTAGAAAAATTTTCTGGATATGTAATAACAAATTCTTCGTCATCAAAATAACCGAAACAACTAAATCCAATTTTAGTTTTTTCAATATGATATACTGGATCATTATAGGTAACATATACATTTACTCTGTATCTGTTTCCATACACATTAATTACTTTTGTTCTCAAAAATCCTTTTGGTTTTTCTATAATGGAGAAAAGTTGTTGTTCGATCATGTATTCTTCGTTCATGCTAGTTTCTCCATAATTTTTTGGTTAGAATTGTTTCTGTACTCAATATCATACCTAAAAGGACAAGCAAGTCCATCATCAACACGTTCTTTGTTTACAATAAAATACCCCATATCATCATGTACTAGAACACAATGCTCTGGAACATTAACCTTAGAAAGAATGTCTTGATCTGTCACAACCATATCACTACTAATACCATATGCTGTTTTAGTGGTGATTGTTCGACCAGTTTCATGCTTTTTGCCTGTACCAATTTGTCTAGCCATTATTTTTCTCCATCATAAAATAACCAATTTCAATCATAATCTTCTCTACAAGAACCGCTCTTGCTACTTCACTATGTAGATTAATTCCCGCATCTGCTGCTTCCTTAACAATTTCTTCCAGCTTTTCTCTCATGCTGATTCCTCCTTTAATATCTTAAAGTATTCTTCTTCTTCTTCTTTATTTTTCTTGTAATGTTTTTCGTAAGCAATATGAATCTGTGAAATGGCTACTCCCATCCCTGAGATGAGAGTAATAGCCAATCCACAGACGAATAAAGTAAAATTACTCATCAAAATACCTTCCTGTTGCAAGGATACTTGGAACCCAAAGACCCACAAAAATAGCCTGCTCTTTTGCTACAGATTGATCTCCAAGAAACCAAATTCCTACACTTAGAACAAAACTAAGAAAAGCACCCGCAAGAAAATAAACTCTATTACTCATTATCTATCCTTTGTTAAAGTTAAAAACTATCTAGCACGCCTATTTGCACGATTTAAAATACGAATTGTTTCCTTTGCATTACTTGGAACCATAACTAATTGTGGGGCAGTTTTGTGTCCATAATCCATGAATCCTACTGCCCTGCTCTCCGTAGAGCAATCCTTACAAACCATAGGACGATTAAATTCTTCAAGAAATTCATATCGGTCTTGGTCAATCAAACTTTTACAGTGAATGCAGGTCATTTGTTTCCTCCTACGCTCCATTATAGCATAGGTATCGGCACTGTCAAGAGGATTCTTTAGTCAATCCTGCTTGTTTAGGCATTCCAATCTACTTCT